AGTAGTGTGCCCCACTGAATACATTTTATTTTATTTATGACCTGATTTATAGTTTTTTGCTGTCCCCTACCACCCACCCATTTAGCTGCTATTTTTGTGGGTTCCCTTAAGAAAACCCTTTTGGATAACCAATTAATCAAATTGACATATATAAATTTAGAATTTAGAACCTAATTTGAATGCCTCATGCCATATTTATGGAAGCCTGATGCCAAATTTCTGCAGGAATGTTTTAGCAGTATCGCTCAGGCCTCCTTTTCCCCATTTAAGCTGCTCTACATCCTTCAGGCTCTTAGCAATTGCTGCAACCTTCTGTGACATCCACTTATCTGCTGTGAGAGTGCCATAGCGTTGCCTTAAGGCCTTCTTCAGGTATTGAGGGTCCATCATGCCTTGCTTGACTCTGTGAATTCCAATGGTCAGCGGGTAGAATTTGAAAGTTTCCAAAAACATTTCTGTTCCTGGAAAGAATGATAGATAGATCTCTGGCCCACTGTCCCATCCTACACCATTAGACTCAGCAATTGGGTTGATAATAGTTGTTCTGATCAACTCGTGCTGAGACTCATCATCATTCTCGTTATACTGATCAAGGACCCATCTGGCTAAATACCCAGATAATCTGTGGATGGTAAGATCGTTGTTACCAATTGGGTTGTTCCTGTTTCCAGGAAAATGATTATTGATAACCTCCACCTGCCACTCTCCAAATTTAGGGTTAGCCTTCCTCTCTGGCTTACGCGAGAGAGCAGCCTTGGCCTTTGCGGCATTGAGGAAGAAGATCCTAACTGCAGCAAGGTTGAGTAATTCTGCATTTTTAACACAGAAGTCCATATACCCTGCATCAGGATCAAATCCATTTGCACCTGTTGATGCGACATCATAAAACACCAAATCCGACATCACACTCTTGATAATTTCCCCTTAGGTAAAAAACAGTCAACAACAATTTATTTTCAAAGTATTCAAGTGGGGTACACTACT